TGAAGGAAACGTAGCCATTATGCGAGCATACCTCCTGGTCGTTTTTGTTTAATTAATTCTGATTGTATAGCAACTGATATAAGACGACCAAGTTCTCTACCTTGTTCTTCATCTCCTTCAACAGAAGAACCAGAAGCATCTACGTTTACCACAATATTTGTTGAACCACCAAGGGCATGATTAGGTGTAACCATACCAGAAACTCCTGGTGTAAATAATTCTGGTCCACGCTCTCCAACAAGATAACCACTTCCTGCTTTTACCGATCCTCCTCCTGCTCTTACTCCCACTGTTAAATCAGTATGTTGACTTAAAGGATTTCCTAATGGACCTAAAGGTGCTCCTCCAAAAGGACCTTTATTGAACATTGAACCAATGCCACTAAATATCGAACCAAATAATCCTCCACTTCCCATCTGACCCATTGGATTACCGAAGAAGGCCATATTAAATGCTGTGTCTATTAACTTATCCATTACATTATTTAGCAGATCGTTGAGTGTTGACGTTCCACGAATCATTCCTTTTATTCCATCGGATATATCTGTTGCTATTGATTGTCCTAAATCTTTAAACGATTGTCTTATTTTTTCTGCTAACTCTGCCTGTTTCTCTAAGTCTTTGTTTAGTTTCAAAGTGTCCTCTACTCTTTGCTTATCTATTTCATTAATTTTTGCTCCTGCCTCTACCATTTCCTGTATTTTTGCTTCTACTTCTTGAGCTAACTGTACTTCCTCAAAGTTTCCGTTTATCTTTGCTCTCAATAAATCATTCTGTTGTCTTATCTTTTTAAGTTTAGAATCTTCTATCATTCTTATATTTCTAGCTGTTATTTCAATCTTTCCTAATTCAGCTAATTCTTGTTTTCTAGCTTCTATCTGTGCTTCTAATCTTTTACGTCTTGCTCTATTTTGTCTTTTACCCGATATTCCTGCTAATTCTTCCTGTAGTCCTAATAAGGTTGCATCTGTAGCTCCACCGCCAGCAGCAATTTGCTCGTTTCTTTTTTGATCTCTTATTTGTCCAACAAAAGGAGTTGCAAGTAGTTCAAAAAATGGAGCTAGAGCAGCTTGCATTTTTGTCATTGCCAGGGTAAATGCGTTAGCCAGTAATTGACTTGTTTCTCCAAATCTCTTTAAGTTTGCTACTCCATCAACTCCAATAGCTTTATTCATACTTTCAGTTACAGCAGCTAATGCAGCTTGTCTGCCTTGTGTTTCTTCGATTAATTTTAATCTTCTTTCTTCCTCCGTTCCAGCTATACCTAGTGATGCGGTAAGTGCTTGGATATTTGGAGTGATGGAGTTAAATGCTTGTCCTAGTTGGGCTACTGCTGTTATTTGTTGCTGAATACCCGATACTATTGCTGTTCCTGCAATACCTCCAGCAAATCCACCCATTCCTCCGAACATTCCACCGATACCACCACCTAAAGCTCCTGCTGCTGCTGTTACTGGACCTTGACCAAATAGCAATGGGAAACCACCACTTATTAGAGCACTTTGGAAATCAAATCCTTTTGTCGGCATTGGTAGTCCTGCACGAGCAAAACGATTATTCATAAATGTTCGTCTGCCTTCTCTGTCTCTTGATTGCCTATCAGATAATCTACTAAAAGCACCTTGAGGAGATATAGCTGCATTTAATCTTTGTGCTTGTTTTTCTAACTGCCTTCCCTCTAAATCAAGATTTTTTGCAGTTGCTTTGCCTTCATCAACTTTAATTTTGACTATATCTTTACCTAAACTTAGTGATTTCTTTCTGTTAAGTATTGCCTGTTTTTGATCTGATTTTGTTTTATCCTCCATTCTCTTCAAAGCCTGTTGTACAGGAGAGTCTGAAGTCAATGGATTGTTAAGTATAGAGGCTATGTTTGTAGGTGATCCTATCTGATTAGGTTTACCAAATACAGGAGATGCTATGCCTGTAGATAATGCCTTCTGCTTAGTTAGTTGTTCTGTTATTTTTGCTTCAGCAGCTAATTCATTTTTTCTTAAAATAACTCCTTTTTCTTGTCTTTTGAATATTAGTTCAGCCCTACCTAACTGACCTTCTTTTGCCTTCTCTATAGCAAACTCAACTTTTTTAATCTGTCCTTTTACACTAAATCCATCTTTTTCTAATTTATTTATTTGTCCTTTAAGCCTTAATCCTTTATTTTCTGCTGTTAATATTGCTATTTCTTTTTTAAGAACTGCGTCTGAATTACTTAATGCTTTCTTTGCTTTAGTGTTTTGAGTTTTACCTAAATCTTTTATTTTACCGCCAATGGTATTAAGATCACTTTTGATCTGTTCAGTATTCAGTTTTATATTTACTTCGTATTCGGTTGCCACTTACTATTTCCGAAGGTACAGATATTAAAAGTTTAGCGTACTTTGCGTGTTTGAGCTTGCCTTCTTGCTTTTTCGTAGGCTTCTTCTTCTCTTTCAGCTTTGATAGTAAAGTAAGCGTTCCAACCGTATAGTTCTTGCACGGACATTCTTTGTCTTATTTCTTTGAATGTATATCCTAATTTTTCTGCAATAAAAAATTGTAAATATACAAAATTGTCGTCTTTTAGTTTAGCTTTTTACGGCATCGGAGCTTTCCTCCTCGCCCATACTTTGCATTTTAGTCATAAGATCAATCAATATTGACATTGGTATTTCTCTTCTAAGTGCTGGTAGATCTCCTGATGTAAACATTTTTGCACCAGATTCATCTTCAGCTTTTGTAACAATTACTTGAAGAGCAAAGTCCAGACTTCCTTCTTCTTTGCCCTTGTTCATAGCTATTAGTGTACTGTTTATAGTGTCTCTATCAGCTATGGTTAAGGGGGACCAGAATATTTTTAGAATTAATTTTCCTTCCTTAAACATGGAGTAGCTACTGCGTTCTTCAACACTAAATGCTTCTCTTAGTTTGTCGATTGCTCTTGTTGTTGGCATAAAAAATTATATCTATTCCTGTAGTATAACTCAAAGAACTATTTATGTCTTTACTACAATATAGTCTGTGAAAAGCCTTCATCAAGATCCTGCTCGAGTGCAGTTTTTAAATATACTTCGTACCAATCAGGCTGATTGGGTATAGGAGTTGTATTTCTACCCTCTTTAAATAAATCTTCGTACATTGTTCCATCGTCTTTATGTTTTTTCTGGTTTATAACAAAAGCTGCATAGTCAGTTTGATTTCCTATGTATAAATGTTCGTTTAGTTTTGTTGGTATTAGTTCTCCCTTTTGAGGAAGTTTACCGCTTGCTTGTTCTTCAGTATCGCCTGATCTGGGAATGACAGCATCTACTGGTTTACCCTTTTGTACTTTCCATGATCTATTAAAAGTACCTGTCCAAAAAGGACTTCTGTGCTGCAAAGTAAAATGAATTTCTGATGCTGCTATGCTTTTGCCAATTAAAATAGCATCTTCTATAGCTTTAGGTAGATTCTTAATATCTTTACGCATTGGCTGTAAAATTGCAGTTGACTACACTCATAAAATGACTTTGATCTTCTGTAGTTATAGATGTAGGTCCACTAATGCTTGATACTCTTGGAGTTACAGAAAAAGTATCGGAATAATTGGAAGCGTTTACTGATGTCATTCCATCAATTACCGATTCGGCTATGGCAGCAGCTACAGCACTACCTTTATTAGATGGAGTCATAATTCCGCATCTTATTGTTCCCTCATAATAATCTAATGCTGCTCCTTGAGGTTGCATTGTTGATTGTGTAAAATCCAGGTTCACCATTACATATTTTTTGTTCTTACCTGGAGTTGTGAAGGGCATATTGTCGAATACAACTGTTACTGTATTGTCAGCAGTTGTTACTGCGTTTTTGATTGCGGTTTCAAATGCTGCTCGTGCGTTTACTAAAGTCATTAGAAGATAACGTCAACTCTGAATAAATATTCCTGACCGCCACGCAAAGTTCTTACATCTGTAATCTTTGCAACTCTAGTCGATCCAGAAAATGTAAGGGTGATCTCGTCTGATAATAGAGGCTGGCTGTCTCCTATAAGATCAGGTGTTATGTAAATTCGAGCTATATTTTCTTGATAACCTGATTCTTCAGTTGATTGTATAAACTCTACAGGAACTTTTATTGTGTAAGAAGTATCGCTAGTAGTTACAGCACCAGTAGATGTGTTGTAAGAAGCTGATGACTTTCGAGTGTAAATAATTGTTGTGTCTAATGAGTCTCCTAGTTGAGACACAACTTGTTTGGCTATGTTTTTTAGTGCTGTATCTAGTTGTCCTGCCATTAGCCTCTAACCGCCCTTAGTTGAAAAGTTCCTGCTCCACCTAGCATATATGCTCCAAGATAACTTTGTAACCAAGGGTAAACATCTAAAATATTA